ATATCAGTCATTCTCTACTCCATTCCTTAAAGTAGGAGGTGCAAATCTAACTCTACCATATGTAAATGGTAGGAATCAGACTAATGGATACATCCCCTTTGGGCAGGATAACCTATTCCCTGAGCTACTCAATCAGATATTTTATTCTAGTCCATTACATGGCTCTATTGTAGGGTATAAAGTGAATGCAGCTGTAGGTGGTGGATTTAATATAGTAGCTGATAGACTTACTCCTCAGGATAAGCTAGAGCTATACACACTAGAGAGAAAACTAAACATAAAAAAAGTAGTACCTGCAGTAACTCAGCAATTAATCCTACATAATAGAGTATATTTTAAGCTATGCTTTGATGATAAGATGAAGCTCACAAAGATAGTCAATCTATCACCTGAGAAACTTAGAGTAAACTTAGACCGTAAAAGATATTATATCTGTGATGATTGGGCTAGTAGGATTGGAGTCCAGGAGATAAGGAGATACACTCCTACCTCTAGAGATTATGAGCAGTTATTTGTATATGAGGTAGATAGCATTGGTCAGGATTATTATCCACTACCTACCTACACCTCAGCTCTAAACTTTGCTTTCTTATCAGGTGAACTTAGCTACTTTGCTAAAAGTAATATACAAAATTCAGTATTTCCATCCTTTGCTATGATGTTCCCTAAAAGACCTCAATCTGAGGAGGAGAAAAACATGATAAGAAATACCATTGATAGATTGAAAGGTGCTGCTAATGCAGGTAAAGCTGTGGCATTCTTTGCTAATAGTCAGGATCAACTGCCTAAGATAGAGTCACTGCCTACCAATGGTAATGATAGTCTATTTCAAGAGGCATCACAGCTGAACACTGAGCAGATTTGCTTTAGTCATACCATTGATCCTATACTTATGGGTATTCGTACTACAGGCTCACTAGGTAATGGCTCAGATATTAAGCAGGCATACATCATATTTGAGAAGAATGTAGTAATGCCATTGAGAGATATGGTAGCTGACATCTTTAATGAGTTACTATTCATAGCTAAGATAGATGCAGATTTTACAATCAATAATTATCAAATAATTAACGAGGCAATAGTAGAACTTGAGGGAGATACCTCTAAGACTAATGATGCACTTAATACTTTATCTCCTTTAGTAGCTACTAAAGTACTTGAGACTATGACCGAGAATGAGATTAGAGCCTTAGCATCACTACCTCCTGTACCTGGAGGGGATAAAAGCAAAACACAAATTGCACAAACACCTATACTATAATGCTATACTTTATAACAGAAACTTATCTAAAGAATAACACACCCATCACAGCCAATGTAGATGTAAATAATGTTACTCCTTACTTAGCTACTCAAGCTCAGCTAAGAATCATGCCTATCTTAGGCACAACATTTTATAATGACTTACTAACTAAGTACAATGATCAGACTTTAGATCCTGATGAGGAGGTACTAGTTACATTCATTCAGCCTATTATAGCATGGAGAGCTGCTGAAGATGCTGTCTTTGGTCTATCATTACAGCTAAAGAACAAAGGATTGCAAACTCAATTCGGAGATAACAGCTCATCTGTAGATAGAGGTACTATAGCATTCTCAATGGAGCATTATGCACAAAAGGCTGCATTTTTTGAGCAAAGATTAATCAGATACCTACTTAAGAACAGAGTTTTGTATCCAATATTCACAGGTACAACTAACCGAGATACTGACCTTAGACCTATGATTGATGGCTGTAGCTGTCTATCTAATGGATTGCTTGAGTGCAATGGTCTATGTGGAGGTGCTGGAAACAATGGTTACAATAATTCAATCTTAATAATATGAAGCACTCAGGAGTATTATCAATTATAGTATTCACTGCAGGATACTTAACAGGCATAGCATTACTATTTGAGCCTGCTCTATATCTTAAATTTGCAGGATGCCTGTTGATTTCTTACTTTACTTTTTTATTAGTATCAGACATTGAAGATAGACTAGAACAATGAAAGCACAACTATCACTACTACTAATATCAATACAATCACAACTTTTGACTCTTATATCTATATGCTTTGCATTCTTTTTACCAATAAGTGGCATCCTTATAATGATTGGAGTATTAATATCTATTGATACTTTTACAGGTATAAAAAAAGCTCATAAATTAAAAGAGAAAATAACTAGTAGAAAGCTATCATCTATCATTAGCAAGCTAGCACTCTATGAGGTTACTGTGATAATGTTCTTTTTAATAGACCAATTCATACTTAATGATATCATCCTCACTTTTTTCAGTGTACCATTTATGCTCACCAAAATTGTAGCATTAGTACTAGCATCTGTAGAGGTAATCTCTATTAATGAAAATATTAAAGTAATTTCTACTAGAAACTTAGACCTTTGGCAAAGTGCTAAGGCATTATTTGCAAGAGCTAAAGATATTAAAGAGAACCTAAACAAACTAAAATGACTAGATGGGAACTTACCTCTAAATATGGTACACCTAATGTAACAGGTGCAGGATACTTGGTAAAAATTAAGCTACCATATCCAATGAGAATTGCTTGGGATTTGGACAGCACTGTCAACTCTATGATGTGCCATAAGTTAGTAGCTGATAATTTCACAGCTGTATTCAATGAGCTTCTAGCTACATATGGATACGATAAGATAAAAGAGTTAGGGATAGATTTATTTGGTGGCTGTTTTAACTACAGGAAGATGAGAGGTGGCACAGCACTATCTATGCACTCATGGGGAATAGCAATAGACTTAGATCCTGCTAGAAATCTACTCAAAGAATCATCGAAAACTGCAAGATTTGCAAGAGTTGATTATAAGGCAATGATAGATATATTCTACAAGCATGGCTTTATATCTTTGGGAGTAGAGAAGAACTACGATTGGATGCACTTTGAAATAAAAGAATAATGAAATACTTAGTTATAATCTTACTACTCAGCAGCTGCTCTGCACAATACCATCTTAATAAAGCTATTAAGAAAGGATATACCTGTGAAGAGACAGGAGATACTATCAGGATAATGTCGGTAGATTCCGTTCCTATTATTATAAATGATACTATAGTGTGGGAGAAATTCATCACTACTAAAGATACTATTATAAAGTATAATACAGTCTATGTGCCTAAGACTAGGCAGGAGAAGAGAATAGAGTACAAGTTAAAAATAAAAACTATCTACAAAGATCGTATTGTAGAGAAAGCACAGGCTAAAGCTACAAGACCTAGAACTAGAGGCAATCTTAACCTGTTATTTGTAGGAATAGGCATAGGCTTACTGCTGTCATATTTCTTTAAATTTGCTAGGGAGAAATATTTATGGTAAGAAAAAGACTGTTTTTTGACATTGAGACATCATTCAATGTTGCTGTCTGCTGGAGGGCAGGATATAATCTTACAATCAATCCAGGTGATATCATCCATGAGAGAGCAATCATCTGCATCTGCTACAAATGGGAGTCAGAGGATGATGTACAATTCCTAACTTGGGATAAAAAGCAATCTGATAAGGCAATGATTAAAGCATTCCTTAAAGTTATGGCTCAAGCTGATGAAATTGTGGCTCATAATGGGGATAGATTTGATCTCAAATGGATACGCACAAGAGCTCTATTACATGGACTTGATGTTATGCCATCACCTAAGACTATAGATACTCTTAAATGGGCTAGAAAGTACTTTAATTTTAACTCTAATAAACTAGACTATATAGCTAAGTATTTAGGAGTAGGGCAGAAGATGGATACAGGGGGACTTGACTTGTGGAAAGAAATTGTATTTAAGAAAGATCAGCAGGCTATGAATAAGATGGTAGACTATTGTAAGATGGATGTCACTGTACTAGAAGCTGTATTCAATAAACTTAATTCCTATGCAGTTCCATCTACTCATTATGCTGTAATGGAGGGAGATGAGAAGTTCTGCTGTCCTGAATGTACAAACTATAATGTGAGGTATAATAAACAGGTAGTGACTGCAGGAGGTACTATCCATCATTGGATGTTATGTAATGATTGTAGAAAACATTTTAAAATAAATAATAAAACTTACACAGAATTTTTGAAATTCAAATATAAACACTAACTTTACACCGTTCCATAGTAAAAGAAAACAGTTGTAAGCTCCCCAGCACGCAGCTGTTTTTTTTTGTCCCATATATTGGTAAGATTTGGGACTAATAACACTAAATAAAGTTTACAAAAACCTACAATTTTGTGTTTTATAACCAATTTAAAGTCTTAAAACCTACAATTTTGTAAGATATGATTTACATAATAGGTATAAATCCGATTAAATGTGCAGTATATTGCTTTTTGTTTTAAATTATTATGTAATTACAATATAACTACAGGTAAAAGTGTTATTTAATGCACAATTTGAAATCAATACTTTCAATTTGTCACGTTTTTAACAGCAAAAACTTGACATTTTAAGGCTTGAACCTTAATAATAGCAAAGGTTTTAAGGTTTTAACCTGTCGGTATTTCCGCTAAGTTGTTTAATTCCCTAAAATATTATAATATTCTGCGGTTGCAGTCGCAAATTGCGACCTTACAGGGGGACAATTTATCCCCTAGTCTTATTTAGAATGAATATAAATTACATTATTTTATTGCAGTTATAAAACTTAATACTATCTTTGGCATATAGTTATTAACAATTAAAAACTTTTACTATGAACAAGGAAAAACTTATGGAGATTATTTTACTAGAAGAGCAACAGCTTTGGGATGTTGCTAAAGACATGGCAGAGCATCTAGGCAGTGAGCATCAAGCTACTGATAGAGCTATGTGCAGATGGAGTGCTATTTCTAACCTAATAACTAAGATCAATGAAAAAACTAATTGATTACTTTACTCCTGTAGGAGCTGAGCAGATAGCATTTGCTAAGGCATTAATGGTAGTAGTTACTGCTGTTATATCAATCGTATTTTTATTTCCACTTTTAAATTTATTATCATGAACTTTATAAACTTATTCAAAAGAGACAATACTTATTTTTCTAATTGGACTACTGACTATGATAGTGATGTATACATAGCAGGCACTATTGAGCCATTCACCTACAATGCTACAGAGACTGATGATGGAGATATGTCCCTGTTTATTTTAAGTGATGCAAATCTTAACCTACTTAAATCTAAGTTATGAATAACATGATCACACTCTTTCAGCAATTAGATTGGTGGCAGAGACAGGATAGAGGTAGCTTTAATTTAGAACTTTACCTGCAAATCTGCAGAGCTAAACTACTTAGAGATGATAAATGAGTTCACACAACTAGCTAGAGAGGTCCAGGATATTATAGCTAATGGTGAATATACTCACCAAAAATACCTAAAATTCAGACAGTGGTACTTTCAGAGCTACGAGGGTAGTAAGAGAAATGCTAACAGAGATTTTAAGATGTTTGATTTAATGTATGGCTTAGATGTGCCAATTAAAAATGATACAAATGAAGAGATATAAAGTAGTATTTAAGACCTTTGACTATTGGAATGGTCCTGTAAAGTTAGTCACTAGAATTATAGAGGCATATGATGCTGATCATGTTAAGCAGCTCATACAAAAGAATGATGATTTAATAATGCTAATTGAAGAGGTATGAACGTAGTATCTTTATTTAATGGAATGAACACTGGTAGACAAGCCTTAGAAAATGTAGGTATTAAAGTAAATAAATACTATTCAAGTGAAATCAAACCGTATGCAATAGAATTAACACAATATCATTTCCCTGATACTATTCAAGTAGGAGATGTAATTAAGTGGAAAGAATGGGATATAGATTGGAAAAGCATTGATTTAATTTTAAGTGGCTCACCTTGTCAAGACTTAAGCTCAGCAGGAAAACGAGCAGGAATTAATGGTAATAAATCAAATTTGTTTTTTGTGTTTGTAGAAATATTAGAACATATAAAAAGTTTAAACCCAAATATATTATTTTTACAAGAAAATGTTGGTAGTGCTTCAAAGTTAGATGTTGGAATTATGTCAAGAGCTTTAGGTCTTTACCCTGTTCGTATAAATTCAAAATTAGTAACAGCACAAAAAAGAGATAGATACTATTGGAGCAACATAAAAACAACTCAAACAATGTTTGATATTGTAACTGATATTCCACAGCCAAAAGATTTAGAGATTTTATTAAAGGATATTATTATAGATTATAATAATTTATATTTGACTGATAAACAAATTCAAAGAGGGATAAAAAAGTCTAGAGCTCAAACATATCATACAGGAATTAAAATGGGCTCAGTTAATTTTCCAACAAATATTGAAGGCAAATCAAAAACTTTGACAGTAGTAAGTATTTTAGGTGGCAGAGAAACAAATCACATAGGTGATAAAAATGGTATAAGAATATTAAATCAAATAGAAATGGAACGATTGCAAGGATTCCCTGATGGATATACAAGCATTTTATCAAGAGTAAAAGCAGGTAGTTTACTTGGTGATGGGTGGACACTACCAATAATTGAACACATATTTAAATATATAAAACAATGAAAGAAATAAATTTTTTAAAACTACAGATCACAAAGTATCAGCTAGATACTGATTCTAGAAATAGAGCCTATGTCTATAAGAGATACTATGTAATGTACAGGCTGAACAAATGTAAGGTATCACTTACTCAAATAGGTAAGATGCTGAATAGACATCATGCTACTGTTATACATGGTATCAGAATGCATAGAAGATGGACCAGGATGCAGGATAAAGTATATTTCCATGAGATAGAGCCATTAGTTCAATCTGCTCTTAATAATGATTATGAGGATAAATACAAAGTTTCGGCAATAGAGAACTTTAACTACATCAATGTAAGGATACAAATGCCTTGGGAGTATGATAAGATTAATCAATTTAAAGAATATATGACAGCTAAAGAACTAGCTGAAATAATTTAAGCTCTTCGGAGCTTTTTTTGTGCTGTATAATTCCCTTACTGATATTGACTTGTAGATAATTAGCACAAAAGTACAATTCACATCCCTATACTCTATAATATATATATTTTTATTTACAATATATTTTTAATAAAAAAAAAATTTATTTTCATATTAGGGGGTGAACAGTTTTTCAGAAAAAAAAGTGTTTTTTCGTTCTAATCTTCTACAGCCTAATAACAATAGGAGTTAAGACAGCACAAATAATAGCACAAAACAGCACAAATAATTTATTTTTGCACTTTAGTATCAATTATAAATTAATTTATTACATTTGCAAACAACATAATCGCCATGACAAAAACATTAGAGAGTATAAATCCCTGCAATTCCTCCTGGCGGTTGTGTTAAGCAGGGACTCTCACTTTTTATTTATACTATGAAAGTAACTTTTTACAAATCAATTAAGGATGTATCACCTTATCAGAATAAGGATGTAGGATTCTACCTAGACAGGATTAAGAATGGCAAGTCTGAGCAGTTATGTAAGGACCTAAGATTCTCTACTGATAAAGAGGAAAGGAAATCCATTAAGATGCAGCTGCCTGTTGTTACTTTTGGAGGTGATTTCAGTAAAAGAAATAATGCATCTCTAAGAAAGGCATCAGGTTTACTGACTTTAGACTTTGATGATGTGCAGGATCTACCTGCTCTGATTGTAGAACTGAAAGCTCACAAATCTATCTTTGCCTGTTGGACATCACCATCAGGCAATGGAGTTAAAGCTCTAGTCAAAATACCAATAGTACAGGATGACAAAGAATATAAAGAATATTTTAAGCAGATATCTGCAGTATTCAATGGAGTAGATGAATCAGGGAAAGATATTGCAAGAGCTTGCTTTGAGTCTTATGATCCTGATATCTATGTTAATTTAGATGCTAAGAATTATATCATTGACTATGATGTTATCCCATTTGAGAGCAGTGAGGTGGGTAGTATTACTAACATTAAGGTCCTAGATACTGATGAGATAGCTAATAAGCTGATGACTTGGTTTAAAAAGAAGTATAATTCACAAAATAGAAACTCCTCACTTTACAAATTAGCAGCAGCCTTTAATGACTTTGGAGTGGATAGAATGACTTGTCAGAATTATCTGATAGGATTTGAGCAGAAAGATTTTGGATCTGTAGAGATACTAGCTTTGATAAATTCTGCCTATAAAAAGACTGCTAACTTTAATACTAAGCAATTTGAGGATAAGGATAAAAAAGATAAGCTCATTAACTTTGTGCTGAGTGGCAAGTCTGATGCTGTAATACTTGAGGAGTTCAAAGAGTACAATAAAGAGAATATTGAGTCAGAGATTCAGACTATTAAGGAGGTAATTAAAGTTGATGAGTTTTGGAAATATGATTTTAAAGGTGATGTATTAATTATACCATACCGATTCAAGCTATTTCTAGAGAATCTACAGTACTATAAGTACTATCCTGTAGCTAACACTAAGACCTTTGTATTCATTACTAAGAATGAGAACTTTATTAATCATGTCTCTGAATTTCAGATAAAGGATAGAGTGATGGAGTACCTGGTCCAATCAAATCGCATACCTGTATTTGATGCTGTAGCTGAGAAGTCTAAACTCTTTACTCCTCAATACCTCAGCATGATAGATACTGCTAATGTAGAGATGGAGAGGGATGGCATAGATTACGGTATGATTTACTATAAGAATGCAGCTGTCAAAGTATTTGCTAAGCACCATGAGATATATGAATACTCAGAGCTTAAAGGATATGTATGGAATAATCAAATAATAGATAGAGATTTAATAGATGCTGATCACCATGAGTCAATGTTTAGGTCTTTCATTTGGTTTATCTCAGGGCAGGAGGTAGAGAGATATGATACTATGAAGAGTGTAATAGGCTATATGCTGCACTCTTATAAGACCTCAGCTAATAACAAAGCAATCATTCTAAATGATGAAACTATCTCAGATAATCCTAATGGAGGTAGTGGCAAAGGTATTCTGATTAATGCTATTGGATACATGAAAAAAGTTAGCACTATTGATGGTAAGACCTTTGACTCAAATAAATCATTTCCCTATCAGACTGTATCTTCTGACTGCCAGGTCCTAGCATTTGATGATGTAAGAAAGAACTTTAACTTTGAGAGCTTATTTAGTATAATTACTGAGGGACTTACTATTGAATACAAAGGTAGAGATGCAATTAAACTACCTGTAAAAGACTCACCTAAGGTACTTATCTCTACTAACTACACTATCAAAGCAGATGGTGGCTCTTTTAAGAGGAGGATGTTTGAGGTGGAGCTGAGTAGTTACTTTGGTACACATCATACTCCATTTGATGAATTTGGCTATATGCTATTTGAGGATTGGAATGAGCAGGAATGGGCAAGGTTTGACCATTACATGATTAACTGCTTGAATTATTATCTAGAGAATGGTCTAGTAGAATCTGAGGCTAAGAATTTAGAGCTAAGAAAGTTTATTAATGAGACATCTCAAGACTTTATAGAATGGGTAGATAATAAGAATTTAGGATTTGATCAGAGATTAAATAAGGTGTCAATGTTTGAGAACTTTATAGCTGAGTACACTGATCAAAAGAAATACCTTACTAACAGAACATTCAACAAATGGTGTAAGAAGTATGCAGAATACAATGGTAAGGAGTATGTAGATGGATCTAGCAATGGTGCTAGATGGTTTGAGATTAAATCACAGAGAGATCCTGATGTATGGGATACAATAAATTATAATTGATATGAACAAAGAAAACAAGCAATTCCTTAAAGCCTTAGAGATAAACTACCTCACACTTAAGCATCCTACCATGCCCTACATTACGGCATCCGATTGGAATGATAACTCAGCCAATGCTCTGACTAAATGTATCATTCACTTTCTAACCTATTCAGGCTTTCAAGCTGAGAGAATTAATACAATGGGAGT